TTCTTAAATCTTCGTATGAGTTATTGATGTTTGTTGCGTTGATCAAATCGCCAACTTGCACAGACTGAGTTGTAAGTGTTTGTCCATAACCAGTGTCACCTGAACCATTTCCTAACACATTATCTATCTGTTGTCTTAAAGTGTTGAATCTATTTGCTGTTACTAAAGCCATTTATTTTTATTCCTACTAACTATTTATTAGGCGTAGTGCTACCTCAACCAGTTTTGTGGATGTATCTGAATTTGATTCTAATGCAAAACCAACCAATTGTCCTTTTTTGGTTGTAGTACCTAAACCTAAATCTGCCGCATAAATTTTTTCACCTTTTTCAACTGCACCTGTAACTTTAACTGGCACACGTCCAACAAAAGCAATTGCTTGTCCTTCAGCGTCTTTGTTCATTAAGAAACCAGGATTGCCTGATATAACTCCAAACACATTGCCACCAAATGGACCACCATCAAAGAATGCTGTTGTTTCTGCGTCACCGCCAATTGCCATTACTGTTCCAACTTCGTATTCTTTATCTGTTGAGTAAATCTCAGCCAAGTCAGCATAAGAAGCCTGTGTTGCTCTACCATTGAACACACTGGCTGTGATTTCTCCTGATGCATCTCTCAATGCTGTGGTGTTGTTTACAGCATTTGTAGAACCTAAATATGTTGTTGCACCAAAGTCTATACCTGAAGCACTGTCTGCCAACCCTTTAAAATAGTTTGCATGTACTTCGTACCACTTGTCTGTTACTATTCCTAAATTTTTATTACCAGTACCTGGAAGAATACCGTCTGCATTTACAAAAGCGATTTCATTAACAGTACCACTATCATTAACTTTTAAAGAAATTTTACTGCCTATTTCATTGGCAATAGATCCTTCTGTACCATTCTCTATTGAAACTTTTAAATCATTTGAATCTCCAACAGTGAATCCTACATCACCAAATCTTACAATACTAGAAAAAGCACTTGCTCCTGATCTAATAAAGTCTGAGGCTAAAAATCCACCCAATCTATCTGAGTTGGATGAAGTACCCCAATATCTATGATCTGTAGATGTAACACCATTTGTTGTTGACTGTGTGTTTACTAATGTAATACCTTTTTTAACAACATCGAATCCTGTAATTTGGTTAGATGGATCTGTTGTACCTATTGTGAATTCTGCTGAACTGAATAACATCACAGTATCATTATTAATTTTACCTTCAATAATGAGTTGGTTGGCATTTAAATTATCTCTAATCTGTCTTGAAACAAATTGAGTAACTGTGCTACCTGTACCTTGTGGACCTACAAGAACAAAACTTGTTCCGTCCCAAGCATACAATTGACTGTTTGCTGTGTCCCACCAAAAATCACCAGTGGTTAATCCTACTGGTGCAGTGGCACTAACTTCAGCACCGCCTGTTGTTCTGAATTTTGTTCCATCATAAAACTTTAATTTACTTAAAGATGTATCAAACCATATTTGTCCACCCATAGGACGACTTGGTTGACTACCACTAGCAAAGTTTTCTAATAGGTGTAAAAAGTTTTCATTTTGGATTTCGCCGTATCCAGCATAATTTTTACCTATAAAACGTAGATTAGTTGTGTTGTCAATAGTACCGTCTTCTACAGTTGCTATCAGTGTTCCATCAAATTTGTTAACAATATATGCCATAATACCCTTTGTTTCTTATATTTATCGTTCCTACGAAGTTAATGTTAGTGTTATTTCTCTATCAAATTGCCAAACACCGCCATTAACACCAAATTGTAATAATTTTCTTGTAGGAGCAAAAGTGATCGATCCTGTTACGTTTGATGCATTAGATAGCTCTTCTAACACCTGTTTGTTTGCGGCACCCACAACTGGAGTTCTTTCTACTGTACCAACTGTACAAGTAGCACTGCCCCACCCTGCCGCTGAAGTATCCAGATTGATTGTGAAACTCACAAAGTTTGGAGATTCTGCTGGAAATTCTGCCGCCTGTATTGTGTAATTGCCGTCAATATTTGCTGACACACCGTTCACCACAGTTGTGCCTGTGATTACAACTGTTTGAGCACCTTCATAATAGTGCGAAGCAGTTGTTGTAATTTTTGTTGTTGTTCCTAAACTTGGATTTTGTGCACCAAATTGAACACTTGAAATAGTTCTTTGTTGTACAGTAACAGTTTGATCCACTTGAGCATAATTTTTCAAAGTTGAAAAATCAATTGTTGGTATTGTGAATCCTCCACCTACACCATAATCAACTGTTAACACTCTTGCTAAAGCACCATCACCTCTTGCAGGTATCACACTGTTAACAAATATACCTAATGGTGGTTCTGCTGAACCGCTTCCGTATCCTGCAACAGGATATAATGTTTCTAATACTTCTCTTGTGTTAAGATAGTTGTTTCCCACTGCGTTTTGTGTAAAGCCTGAGACATCTAGTTGTAAACTAATAATTGCAGATCCATCTGTGTATTCTTTTGTGGCAACATCTGAAGCATTAATTGGTGTCCCAACGCCTGTAATTCTTTTGTTACTTAAAACTTCTATAGCCGCTGTGTCTGAACTTAATTTTAATGACTGTGAGTTTTGACTGGTAATTGTTGATCCATTAATATTAACATCATCTACATCTAAACTTACTAATGTTCCCAAAGATGTTAATGACGATCCTGTAACCGAACCACCCAAAGCAGTTTCTGTCAACACAGTGTTTGTGTTTATTTTTAATCCTCTGCCAATAGCAAAATCAAGCCATTCTGAACTTGTCCAAGCATCTGTGCCGTCTGCCCAGGCAAATGTTTTATCACCGTCTGTAGATTTTAAAGTTATTCCACCACCATTTGCTCCAGCATCGTTAGTTGTTGCACCTGTACTGGAAAGATTTAATTCTATGTTTTTGTCTTCAACTCTTAAAGTTACTGTGTCAACTGCTGTTTGTGTTCCGCCTATGGTTAGGTTTCCATCTATGATTGCATTTCCACCTACATGCAAAGTTGCTGTTGGAGATGCTTTATAAATCCCTACTGCTGAAGCAGAAGAATCTATTTTGAATGCTGAAACTTCAGCCGGTGTTCGTACTTTAATTTCTACATCTTGATTTGATAGTTGGTTTGCTATTGTGAATGCATTGTTAGTGAATTGTAGTTTTGTGTTCTGATTTAGACCAACAGTTAAACCTGCATTGTTTTGAATTGTAAGAGCACCTGTGGTTGTGTCATCACTGTCTGAAACCAAATATTGATCTGCTGTACGAACAACACCATTGCCGTCCACTAATGATTCAGCAATTGTGGCTGTGCCTTTGTATTTGTAATCTGTACCTACTGTGTTAAAACCTTTTACTATTGTTCCTGTTGGATTAGCAACTGTGACTAATTCAGCAATTCTAGATGCTACCGTTGGTGTAAAGTTTGAATTTGAATGAACGCCAACAATGTTACCACCTACAAACATTTTAATCACTGTTTGTGTAATATTTTGTGTGTCAAGCACACTTACTACTTGATGACCTGATGTTCCTTGTGCTGTTGAATAATCAGGACCTACTAGTTGTAATCTTGTACCATCATAAAAATACAGTTGACTTGTTACACTGTTAATCCAAAGATCACCTGCAACCATGTTAGGTTGTGTCTCTGCAACTGTTGTTCCGCCTGATGATGTAAATGATGATCCGTTATAAACTTTTAATCTATTCTCTGCTGTGTCAAACCAAAGTTGTCCTCTGATAGGATTGATAGGAGCAGATGTATTAGAAAAGTTTTCTAATAATTGTATAAAGTTTTCATTTAATACTTCGCCAAAACCTGAATAGTTTCTTCCTATCAGTGTAAGATCACTGGAAGTGGTATCTAATTGACCGTCAACTAAATCTACAAGTAAACTGCCGTCAGTTTTATTCAACCTATAACTCATTATGCTCCTCCAGTATAAATGATGTAGTTTAATGTTAAGTATGGATTCATCACATCCATTGCTTGTCCTATTGTTCCGTCTATGCCACCTGAGTTTGGTAATTGTTGAGCACCATTGGCATTTGATAAATCTGGTCCGCTTGTTGTGGTTACTTCTGGATCTGTAGAAGTGCCTGCAATGTTTCTACCTGCAAAGAATTGATCTCCATTATCTGCTTTTAAATCGTGTTCGTGATTTGGAAGATTTTCTTTTGCAATAGTTTTTGTTTCATTACCAGCACCTAAACCTAATCCGTCTGCTACCGGCGATGTTACTCTGTCTGCTGATCCTTGTCCCAATCCAGGATTGCTCATGTTGTCTTTACCTAGTGGGAATCTACCACGCATGTCTGGCAATTTAAATGTTGCTGAACTGCTTGGAGTTCCATATTGAGTTCCTATTGTTTGAAACAATTGATTATAAACTGATCTTTGTAATTCAGCACCATCACAAAACAACCAATCTGTAGGAGCAGTTGTTCCAGCATAAGGCATCATTGATGCTACTGGTGGTGTTGGTATTGCGTTAGTGATTGCTCCAACAGTTGTTTTGTAAATTCCTGTTGATCCCGATGTTCTATTAATGATAATTTCATCTCCAACATTGCTGGTAGTTGTTAATGTTTGGTTACCTATGAATGAATTGTTTATACTTGTTGTAAAAGTTTTTGTTGTTCCACCAGTTTGTCCGTCAAACGAAACATCTACTGCTGTAACATCTCCTGCCAATCTAAATGTTGTTGCTTGAGCAAGTTTATCAGCAGAAGTGGCACTTGTGGCATTTCCTGTGATACTGCTTGTTACGACACTGCCTGCTTGTATTTGGTTGGCGTAAACTGTGTTGTATCTGTTTGTAGTTGATCCAATGTTGTAAGTTAAATTTTGAGAAGGTAAAACTGATTGTGCTGTGATATCGCCAGCAAACGTTCCTGATCCACCTATGTTTGCACTGAGAGCCACACCTAATCCACCTTTAGAAACAATTGCTCCTGAACCTATATTGATTGATGGTGACGTGCTGTTTGACACTATTGTGCCTGATGATAAAATATTTCCTGTAACATCTAATGCTTCATTTGGATTTGTGTTGTTAATACCAACTTGTTGTTGTGAACTTATTCTCATCACTGTTGATACCGAACCGCCACTGTTTAATCTAAAGTCTATTTCTTCATCTTGTGTTCCTAATTGAATTATACCTGCTTGATTTTCAACAAACATTTTAAATGTTCCAGCGGAACCAACTTCTAAACCTTGGTCAGTTTTAATTTTAATAGGAAAGTCAGTTAACGATGTTGTGTCTGATCTTAAAAAATTTCCTGCGGCAACTGTGGTGTTACCAACTACTAATGATTCTGCTTTTTCTGATGTTCCATATAGTTTGTTTACATCAGAACCAAAATTTGTCAAACTTAAATTTACTCCTGGATTCAATGCTGAAAAGCCTGGGATAGTAATTTTAGGAGTGAATGAACTTTTAGAAATTATAGCAACTGTCTGTGCTTCAACTTCAAGTTTCACAATGCTGTATGATAAATCGTCTGTGCCTATTATTGATATAGGAGTTGCACCTGTTGTCAAACCTTGACTGTATTGCGGACCAATTAAAATCCAACCCGAACCAGTAAACAAATATAATTGTTGAGCATTTGTGTCTACCCATAAATCTCCTGAAATACTTTCAGATGCACTTGGTTGGTTGATTGCTTTTTTCAATCCACCTGATGCTACCCAATTTGCTCCATCATACACTTTAAGTTGATTTACACCTGCGGCGTTATCAAACCAAAGTTGTCCTTCAATAGGTCTTAATGGTGCTGTGCTGTTAGCAAAATTTTCTAGTAATTGTAAAAAGTTTTCCGATATAACTGTTCCGTAAGAAGTAGTATTCTTTCCTGGAAAATTAACACTGGTCTGATTGTTTACAGTGTTATCTTCTATAGTGATAGTACCTTTGTTTATAGCATCGGTAAAACTTATATTGTATGCCATTTATTATCCTTCGTTAAACCCTGTTAAACTTTGAACTCTAACTGTGTAATCAATCTGAATCAATCTGTTTAAACTTTTTTGTACTGGATGAAAAATTACGTGTGTTAGTAATTTGCCTGTACCGCTGGGTGAATAACTTACTAATCCTAGTTCATCAAATACATATAAACTGTCTGAAACACTTGCAGTGTCAACAGCATCTTGTCCATTTGGTTCACCATAGTCTAACAAACAAGTTACAACAACGTCTGTGTAATTTGTTCCATTGATATGTCTTGTTTCTATTTTGTTTCTTTGTGGATCTAGGTTTGAAACTGATCTGTCGTCAACAATTTTTGTGTATGTTTGGTTGTACAGTGTAGCATTTGTACCTGTACTGTTTGGAGTAAGATATGTGATGATACCTGTTGGGTCAACACTTGTTCCACCGTTTCCAAACGACATTGAATTTATGAATCCTTGCCCCTGATTAGCAACACTTTCTGCCAAAGCAACACTCATATTCTCATAATGAATTGCGTTGCGTTTATCAACGAAAATCTTGTCTGATTCAGGATCATGTATTTTGATGTGTCCCTGTATTAGTACACCACTGTTCTCTTTAATTTTGCTCATTTTTACTCCGTTCTACCATTGTATTTATTGCGGCACAGCCACTTCCTTTTGACGTATGAATCTTGCGATGTCATTTTCCGTCTGACTCAGTGGATCTGCTCCTGTTTGCCATATTTTACCTTGTTTTCTTACCAGCAAAATTTGGGCATTTTCGGCTGGTGTGTTAGTGAAAGTGATTACAGCAGTTGTACCTGATACACTAAAGTCTGCAGGCACTGTGCTATCTGCTTCTGGGCTGTCTTGCCCTAATGCAGGATCATATACACTGATACTATTTTTTCTCATTCTTTTACCACCTACAAACATTTCAAATTCATTTGTTGATTTAGGTGTAAAACCTATGTTAAGAGTGTTGTTTACCACATCTGCACCTGTATATGTTTCAGATATGAAAGAATCTTGGTATGGTACATTTTGGAAAGCACTCTGATCGTACACATCAGTGTTGGCATGATGCACTTCTGCTATACCAGTACCAAATGTTCCACGTCTTAGTTGTTCTAGAGTGTTACCATCTTTTTTGTAGTACTCAATTCTTTCGCCATCTATGAAGACAATACCCGGCAGTTGTGAAGCCACACTAGGTTCTGTGATTCCAACACCGTCTATCAGCACAATTTTTTGATCATTCCATAATAAATTTTGTGCCAACGTGTACTGTTTGTCATCACCGATACGTT